CCGGTTTAGTTATCAATACTGCGGTAACATCAACGTGGTCTACAGGTAGTGCAGGTGGTAGAGTATCGTATACATCTCAGGTTAACGCAAACGCACAAAGTGCATCTGCTACATTAACTTTATCCGCAGGAAATCCGGCATCTAACTATAATGGTGGAACTGCATCATTGCGAGCGGGAAGAGTTAACATAGGAGCGACTGGAGCAACAATCAATATTACAGGCTCTAATCCAAATATATTAAGTGGAAGTTTAAGCGGAAGTTTAATTAGTAACTTAGGTGATATATTCACTGGCTCAAACAATGCTAACTTTATTGTAACATTAGGTTCAGCATCTATGGCAACTTTACTATCAGGTTCAACAACAAATGCAAATACATTGTACTTTGTAATATAAAATAAATTATGAGTATATTCTTAGGAGGTTCACAACCAACAAACATATTCTTAGGTAGTAATACAATACAAACCATTTATAGTGGTGGGTTTATTGTGTATAGTGCAGCAGGCCCAGCAGTATCTCTTTCTACAGCGGTATTAGCAGTAGCAGGAGGAGGTAGTGGAGGATGTGGAACAGGCGGAGGCGCAGGAGCAGGTGGTGTTGTTTATTCATCATCACTATCTTTAGCTGCAGGAACATTTACTGTAAACGTAGGTAGTGGTGGAGTTGCAGTAGGAACTAATGGAGGAGCTGCACCTAGAGGTAATAGAGGTCAGGATTCATCATTCACAGGAACAGGTATTATTGTTTCTGCTAGTGGTGGAGGAGGAGGAATTGGATATGATGAAGCATGGTCTGCAGCATTTAACAATGGTGGTTCAGGCGGTGGTGGTTCTGATAACAATATCACATTTGGATTAACTATAGACCCATTACAAGGAAATGATGGTTCTGGTAGTAGTGGTACTGCATGTGGTAGTGGTGGAGGAGGAGCTTCACAGGTAGGTCGTTCAGGTTCTGTTGCATATCCAAATGGTAGAGGTGGAGCTGGAGGTAGTGGCTCTGCATACACAATTAGAGATGGTTCATCCGTATTTTATGGCGGTGGTGGTGGAGCTGGTACATACGCTCAAGCAGCTGCTGCTGGATTAGGTGGACCAGGTGGTGGAGGAAATGGTGGTGGACCTTCAAATAACACTAACTGCACTTCAGGTACACCTAACACCGGAGGTGGTGGTGGTGGAGCATGGAGAAGTGCTATCGGAGATGATAATGGTATTAGTGGAACAGGTGGAAGTGGTATTTTAGTAATCGCATACTTAACTGCATCATTTAGTTCTTCAGGAGCAACTTCGGTAAGTGGTGGTATCATAACAGATTACACTTCTGGCTCTGCAGTATATCGTTCACACACATTCTTATCATCATCAAATTTAGTGATAAGCTAAAAAAAATTAAAAAAACAAAAACATAATTGTTAAACCTTATATAAACACAAATAATATGAATTCAAAACAAGTATTAGACCGTATAGTATCAATGCTTTCCCTAACAAAAAAGGAAGAAGTAGAGATGACATACGCAAGATTAGCTGATGGAACTATCGTAGAATCTCCAACATTCGATGTAGGTGAGGGCGTAGAAGTAATATCAGAAGATGGAAAAAAGACTCCAGCACCAGATGGTACGCATGAGTTAGTATTAAAAGATACAGAAGGCAAAGAAACTACTTTCAAAGTTATCACCAAAGATGGTGTTATCACAGAAAGAGAGAATGTAGAAATGGAAACCGAAGAGGTTAAACCTATTCCTTCTGCAACTGATGAATCTGAAGCAAACAAAATACCAGACCCTAAATCTCCAGCAACTAACGATAAAGGAACTAAACCTTCATCTATGTTAGCAGAAGAATTACCAATGGGTGATGGTATCGAAGGAACTCCTGAACCATTAGCTGGTGAAGAAGGTTCTCCATTCGATATGAAGAAGATGTATGAAGATATGACTTACAGAATTGAAGAATTAGAGAAGAAGATTGCTAAGATGGGAGAGCATGATAAAGAAAAGGAAGCTGAAATGGAAGAAGAAGAAGAGAAGTTACCAAAATTAGATGGTGCTCCAATCGAAGAAGCTGCTAGATTATCTGCAATCAAACCAAAAAATAAACTAAAAGAGAGTAACCCACAAGGTTCTTTCTTAGAGAAATTATATAACTAAACAAAATTAAAATCATTTAAAAATGAGAAAACAACAAAATTTCGTATCAGGAAATCCTGCAGTAACTAGCACATACGCTGGTGAGTTCGCAGGTAAGTATATTAGTGCAGCTTTGTTATCAGCTAAAACGTTAGATAACAAATACATCACTATTATGCCAAACGTAAAGTACAAGCAAGTTATTCAAAAGGTGCAATTAGATAGCATCGTTTCTAACGCAACTTGTGATTTTACACAAACAGGTTCAGTAGCATTAACTGAAAGAATTATCGAACCAAAAGAATTACAAGTTAACTTAAGCTTGTGTAAAGCAGAGTTCGTAGATTCTTGGGAAGCTTTACAATTAGGATATAGTGCATTTGATACTATCCCTGCTAATTTCAACGATTACCTTATCTCTTATGTTGGTGGTTTCGTAGCACAAGCTACAGAGCAATCAATTTGGCAAGGTACTGCGGCAACTAACGGTCAATTCGGTGGTTTCCAAAACGCATTCTCTTCATCAATTGCAGCGGGTGGTTCAACAGCGGTTATCGCAGCAGGTAGTGGTTCAGGTATCATCTCTGGTTCTGTAACTTCTGCTAACGTATTAACTAAATTAGATACTGTAGTTAACACTATCCCTAACGCAGTTTATGGTAAGGATGACCTTTTAATCTATGTTTCTACAAACGTAGGTAAGGCTTACCAACAAGCATTAGCAGGTGGAGCAGTAGGAGCAAACGGATGGAACAATACAATGAACGTTGGTGAGAAACCATTCAACTTCAATGGTATTGAAATCGTTCTTTGTCCTGGTCTTTCTGATTCTAAAATCGTAGCAGCACAAAAATCTAACTTATTCTTCGGTACTGGTTTATTATCAGATTACAATGAAGTAAAAGTATTAGACATGGCTGACTTGGATGGTTCTCAAAACTACAGAGTAATTATGAGATACACAGCGGGTACACAATTCGGTATTGGACAAGACATCGTTTACTACGGAGCTTACTAAAAATAATTAAGTGGAGAGGAAACTCTCCACTTTAATCAGTTATTAAAACAAACAAATAAAAAGAAAAACTTATGCCAGCATGTGATTTAACATTAGGAAGACAGGAGCCGTGTAAGGAATCGGTTGGAGGATTGCAAGGTGTGTACTTTATCAACTACACAACAGCATCTTTCGTACATGGTGCAAACCAAAAAGTAACCGCATTACCTACAGGAACAACTGTTTACTACTATGAGCTTAAGGGAAATTCTTCTTATACAGAAACAGTTAACTCTTCTAGAGATAATGGAACTACATTCTTTTCACAAGAATTGACATTAAACTTAAAGAAATTAACTCCTGAGATGACAACGCAATTGAAAACAATGGCGTATGGTAGACCTCAGATTATTGTTTGGACTAATGCTGGCGATGCATTATTAGTAGGTGAAAAACAAGGAGCAGATGTAACTGCAGGAACAATACAAACAGGTGGTGGTTTAGGAGACCTTTATGGATACTCTGTAACTTTCACAGGATTGGAAAACGTTCCAGCATCATTCTTAACCGGTTCTACAACTTCAAGTGCATTCGCAGGATTAGGTACACAACCAACAATTGTATATGGAACGGTGAATTAACCTTAAATATAAAATATAAATTGAGGGTAATCAGAAATGGTTACCCTTTTTTATTACTAAAAAATGTAGATAATTTGTGTTATATAAGAGATAAACTATAGATAATGCAGGGATATTACTTAACAGGCAGCAACTTATTTACTATTAGAACACAGGGATTAGCTAGTAAACCTACTTTAACTTTGAAGTTAGAGAATATGTACACATTAGTTAACACATCTTCTTCTATTAGTAACTACACATTTAATAACTACGAAAACCTTTTACAATTTACTGCTTCAATAAGTGGAGCAGCAGTTGGTGGAGAGTATAGAGCAAGAATATTATCTGGCTCTACTGATGTTTGGAATGGTTCTATACAGGTTTATCAATCACAATCATTAGATACGACATACACAAATCAAAATAATCAGTACGTTTCGCATGTTACTGATAACGAATTTATAATAATGTAATATGAACAAAGGATATCAAAACTTTTCAGTTGTAAACTTAGCTCAGCAGGATGTACCCGTAATAAGAGAGGATACTAAAACCCGCTATAATTGGGTACCGTTCGGTATTGGATTGCAGGATGACTTCTATCCAGAGGTAACTGCGGCTTATAATACATCAACAACTAACGCTGCGTGTATAGAAGGTATTAGTGATTTAATCTTTGGAAAAGGATTGTACACTAAGAACGAAGGGTTTACCGATGTATTAGCTAAAATCATACCACAAGAAGAATTAAAAAGAGCAATCTTTGATTTAAAACTTTATGGTAATGGTGCATTTCAAGTATATTGGAATGATGAACACACTAAGGTAATTAAATTCTATCATACACCTGTTCAGACCCTAAGAGCTGAGAAGTTATTCGATAATCCAAAGATTCAGAATTATTTCTATTGTACTGATTGGTTCGATATGAAAGCACAAAAGACTAAAATCAAAATACCTGCTTTCGGAACATCTAACGAAAAAAGAGAAATACTTTGGGTTAAGAATTACACACCTGGTAAATACTATTATAGTATCCCTGATTGGATTGCAGCCCTTCAATTTTCGTTCGTAGAGGCTGAGTTGAGTAACTTACACCTTAACAACATAGAGAACGGATTCTTACCCCTCGTAATGGTAAATATGAATAGTGGAGTTCCTGCACCTGAGGAGAGAGATACTATCGAAGACCTAATAGAACGTAAGTTTACAGGCACAAGAAATGCAGGTAGATTTATGATTTCATTTAACGATGATGCGGCTAACAAACCTACGATTGATACAATACAAATTGAAAACTTACACGAGAAGTTCCAATACGTTGCTGATTACGCACAGGATAGAATCTTAGTTGCACATAGAATTACATCACCACTATTGTTTGGTATCAGAACTGCTAATAATGGATTCTCCTCTCAATCAGAAGAGATGAAAACAGCATTCTCTATTATGCAAACAATGACTATTCAACCATTTCAAAACTTAGTTATCAACTCAATAGGAGATGCTTTGTTAGAAGGTGGATACGATGATACACAATTGTACTTTGAGCAGTTAACACCATTGGCAATCTTAAGTGAGCAAGCGGCTGATACGGATAAGACAGTTGGACAGGTTGAAGATGAAACTAATAAGGCAATGGAGAATCCTGATGCTGTAGAACAACCAACTGAAAACATCGAACAGATGAGTAAAGAAGAATGGCTTTATACATCTCAACCAAACTTTACAAAACATTACGAAGTATATAAATAAAATAAAAATATGGCATACGTCTTATTCATTACCAGAAACGATATCATTAAGAACACTCCATTGCAGGGTGCTATAGATGCTGATAAGTTATTGCCTTTTGTTAGAACAGCGCAAGATAAATACCTTATGGATTTATTGGGAACTGTACTATTTGATTTCCTACAAACTAAAATTGCTGCTAATACATTTGGTACACTAAGTGCTTATTATCAGGATTTGATGGATGACCACATAAAGAATACCTTAATATGGTATAGTTGTGTAGAGTATATTCCATTCTCTTCTATCTCATTTAAAAGTGAGGGAGCAGTTAAACACCTTTCAGACCAATCAGTTGCACCAGGTAAAAACGAAATAGATTACTTAAAGCAACAGGCACAACAAAATGCTGATTACTACGCTACTAGATTACAAAACTATTTGATATCTTTTTCTAATGAGATACCACAATACTTAGAATCAGTTGGTAATCAAACACAAATTTATCCAAATATGTCAAACACATACTTTGGAGGAATAAACTTATAATATAACGTGAATGGCACAACTAGTAAATGATAGCGGTACAAACTTTACTCTCTATTACAATACATTAGAGTATTTCAAAACCATTATGAGTAACCATCCTTCAATCGGTTCGGTAACTCAGGGTGATATATTCGAAATAG